GGAGACAGAGTTTAAGCGCACGATGATAAGCTCCGGCATGTCGACCGCTGAGAGCTATATTTTGGACGAGATCGAAGGCCGTCGCTTCCCGTTCAACAGAGGCGTTATCGGTGGGCCTTGGTTCAAGGTCTGCCAGCAACTAGCCAACTCCGCGCCGCCTGGCGTTAAGATCCCACAGCCTGCGCTTCTACACGCGCTAAAAGAGGCTGGATGGAAAGATTTAGGCATGATCGACGCGCCGGAGCACAAGACCAAAAAACATGTGTTCGTTTCGCCTGAAATGGCGTATCATAAAAAGTCCGAGTTGCGAAGGATGGTCGAAGATGAACCCGCACAAGGCAATGTTATCAATTTGCGTTGATCTGGCTATTTGCGCCTCTGCATTGCTGCTAGAATCATTATTTTTGCTGGCTCTTCGACATGAGACAGTGCTTCATCCAGCGCGAGCCGCAAGCGGTTGCTTTCATCGACGGCGGCGGTAATCGTCCATTGTGAGCGTTGCCTCGCCTCTTCATATCCTTTAAGATAGGCGGCGCTAACCTCTTGTTGCAGCACTTTTAAGCGCCGCTCGTAATCGGAATTAGTCATGGATGACCTAACAGGGTTGATTGAGGAGGATCCTAACGGCCCTCCCTTACCACTATCACAGCGGAATTTATCCCCGCGCATCCGTAATTCGCTGGCGAGGCTCAAGAGCACATTATACAACGATCCGACCGCTTATGAAAATATACGCGACCGGATCACGAATAATTTTGCTAATCTCATGCACTACTACAATAATTATATGTTACCGCCGCCTATTCACTATAAGGCCGAACCGTTTTTTTGGCGATCTATCGCAGGCTCAGATCCCGCCAGCGCCGGGTTATCCTTACGACGAAACAGACGAATATTTGTTTGGCAAGACCCGCATGGGGCCGGTCAATCAATTTAGGCTGCGAAACTACTACGGCCCCTAAAAAAATAACCCCGCCTTGTGAGCGGGGCCAAGTCTAGGGGAGGTCAACACGTTCCCGATTAATAGCAGATACCGAGGCCGTCGTATAGTAAGGCCGGGTCGATTAGCTGATTTGTAAACATCATTTAACCCCCAATAGTATCTCGATTAACACTGTTACTAGAATTGCGCCGATAGATTTTTCCATTTAGTTTTGCCTCCCAACATCTTACGCCGTGGATGACGGTCGAGTGATCGCGTTTGAATATGCGCGCCAGCTTGAGATAGCTGGCGTTTGTTTCAGTCCTAGCGCGCCACATGGCTTTATGACGTGGCGCAACGAATTTAGGCCGTCGCGTATGGCCGGTTATGTCTGACGGGAACACTAAGAACTCGTCAGCAACTTCCGCGATTATGTCTCTTATGAGCATATCGCTCTCATACTCCTTATCCCACCATGCGGAGCGCATTTTGCAACGCCTCCTTTTCTTTGATGACCTTGATCCGCGACGCAATAGTCGCGCCGCTTTGGCCCATTGCTGCGCCGATCTCATGGTTGTTCAACCCTTGCTGGCGCAGGTCTTGAATTTTCTGCTCGTATGGCGTGAACGCCTCGGGGTCTTTGCCGTGTCTAAATGCTTCTTTCGCTTTCACGTTTTTTATCCTCCTCTAACCATTCTTTAGCGGATATTGTGGGACGATCTTCAAAGATCTTTCGATATGTTTCGACAAGCGCATTTATTTGCGTCTCTAATTCGTAACATTGTTTTACTAGAGTAAGAGTATGTTTTTTCTCCCGCTTGTATAGTTTCTTATAATTTTTCACTGTCTTGCCTCTATCTCGCCTTGCAATAGGTTGCGTTTAAACGCGTCGTCTTCATGCTCTAGCATAATCTTTAGAGCATCGGTTTCGAGCCTGTATAATAGCTGCAAATATTCATAGTAATCCTTCATTTTAGACATAATCGCCCCCATTGTTTGCTGCGTCTTCTTCACATCGTTGCTGCAAATAGTCGCTAGTGTCCATTAGCGCGTCATAGATCAGCTTATAAAGCCAATGGTCTTGAGACAGGTTTAGTGGCGGTGCGTCTTTTTTAGTCGAGTAAACAACGATAGACGTTATATCCATATCCGTTGCCCACGGTTCAAAAATGCCCACGTCTGGTTCCGCTGGCGCTATCCTATACTCAATGTCCGCTTCGCCTGTTGCCAATACTGAGTAACCCTTAAGCAGTTCCAATTCTTCAAAATAATATGTGAACGTGTTCATGGTTGTTCCTCTATCCAGAAAGCATAGCGCCCTGCCGTCAGACTGATGGATGATGGCTTGGCAGCGCTGAAAAAATGGATGGCGCGGTTATATTCATCGCCATCACTCTCGCCCACGTCCCAATCGTCAACGAACTGATCCAGCGTCCATGTCAGATAGTCGCGCGCCTCATCGAACGTGTCGAATGTCGCGGGGTCTGTGTCGGGCAAATATCCGGGGTTGTTATAACCAGCAATCCAAGCCATCACGCTGCCTCCCTTTTTACTGTTCCGCGAGGAAATGTAATTCCGTCATAGTAAGGAAATTCTATCGCACCATGTTCAGGGCATGCGTTTTCGTAGCCTTCCGGGGATCTTCCATGACGACAAACAAACCATTTGCCCTTACGTTGAAACACGCCAAAGCCTAGCCCGAATTGATGCGCCGCTTGGCACATCTTGCGCTTTGTTGTCACAGTTTTCCATCCGTCAGTATTCAACGTCACAGTGTCGTCAGTCCAAGACACAATCCGAGTGTTGATATACGTCACACCGTTTGCATCCCATGTTGTCCGATAATTCGATAATTTATCCATGCGTGGCATTGTCTTTCCCCTATGTTGATTTGTTACACTAACCCGGCGTTTTCCATTTCGGATAATGCGACGCCATAAATATCTAGTCCTGTTATGTCGCTTATTTCTGACAAGCGGCGCAAGTCAACGTGTAATGCGCGTCGGTCATTGATTGGCAATGGCGGCGAATAATCACTCGCCGGTGTGTCAATGTGAAAACCTATACCGATCTTTTTTACCCAATGGCGGCAAATGTCTTGCGCCTCTGCTTCTAGTTCATAAATTTCCATGATCTTCACTCCTGTTGATAGTTTACACGTTAGCCAATATATGCGCTACTTGTATTAATTTTTTCTCTGCGTCGGTTCTGTTTTCTGGTTTCTTACGGATAGCGCGCGCGACGGCTACTTTAAATGCGTCGGTTTCTATCGCTTGCAGTTCTGGTAATCCTTGCATGATTGCGTCTCCTCAGGCGTAGCAGAAATAAAGAACCGCCAGCGCCATCATAGGCACAAACAAAGTTGCGGCGATGGTGAAAATTACTGTCTCGATTATGTGTATCCAGGTCATTTTTGCCTCATTTGTTCTGTTGATAATTTACAATAGCACGGTTTTGAATTATTGCAAGAAGTTTTTTTACGTAAGATAACTTTTTATGCGGACTATTTTTGCGGTAGTGAGTTCGGTAGTGAGTTCGGTAGTGAGTTCGGTAATCAGCATGGCGCGCAATGCCCCGGATTTCCTGCTGTTCGGTATTATCGGTATAATAAAGTAATAAAGTTATATAAGTTCTAATAGTATATAATATTGGTAGACTAGTCTATTTGGGGTTGAGCGATTTAAAACCGACTACCGAGACTGCCGAGACTGCCGAACTTTTAGAACAAACCTCGAACATTGCGTCTACGTTATCAACAGCCAGGTTGAGGCATGTTTACTATCAAATTGTGACTGCCGAAACTGCCGAACGTAAACTAAGTTTATGTAAACAGATTAGAGCCTGGCTTGTGATTGTAAACTGACATTGACCAGGGGGCGACAGGGCCGAAGGGATGGTGGGAATATCTACGCAGAGGTCGTAAGAACTTTTTTAAAAATTTTTATATTGACGGCCTCCCCCGTTTCCCCCTATACTAAAAACATGAATTTAATATCCCAAAACGAACTGAAACAATTTTTGCGCATTAATCCAGAAACTGGAGAATGTCTTACCTTAAAAGGAAAGCCCGCTGGCTCTATGTCTTGGAATGGATACCGGCGCGTAAACGTAAAAAACCGCGAGTATAAAGTTCATAGACTTGTTTGGTTGTGGGTTCACGGAGAACACCCACCCGCAAATATGACGATAGATCACATAAATGGAATTAAAACAGATAATAGAATTTCTAACTTGCGCGTTATAACTCAGTTACAAAACACGGCGCTTTATCACGGAGAACGTGACATGCGAAATATTTATAAAGATAGTAGAGGTGGCTATTGTATTGAGATGCTATTCCAAGGCAAACGTATACGCCGTCATGCACCAACAATAGAACGCGCTAAAGAAATACGCGACGAATTGTATACAATATATCCCCCGCTATGCGTTCGCGCCAAACTATGATATAAAAGACTTTATGACGTGGTGTAAAAGATGACGTTCCAATCTCTTCCATATGAACCGCGCAAAATCGAAGCAACCGAGCAACGGCTGCAACAGATTTACGAAGCGGCGCGCAAAGGTCTAAAGGGTGACGCGCTGGCGTTGGCCTGTGACATGATGCCTATCGAGTATCGTCGGCTGATTCAGCTCGACCCAATGGCTGAGTATTATGAAACCAAAGGACGCGCTGACAGTGAAGCTGAACTGGCGGCCATATTGCGTGACGCGGCGTTAGCGGGCGACACTAAAGCGGCGCTCGACATTCTAAAGCATATTCACAAATGGAGCGCGCCGCAGTCGGTGCAGGTGCAGGTCGAGCAGCGCATATCCATATTAGCGGCGCTTGAAGAGGCGCAGACTAGAGTTATCGAAGGGCAGGTATTGGATGCAAGTGCCGATTTACTCAGCGGACGAAGAACAGAAGCTGATGGCGACGTTGTGGAGTCCAACGCTGAAGAACGACCCGTTGGCCTTCGTGCGCCTCGCCTTCCCGTGGAAGAAACCTGGGACACCGCTTGAGCACTTCGACGGCCCGCGTAAGTGGCAGCGCGAGGTGCTGCTAGAGCTGCGCGAGCACATCAGACAGAATAACGGCAAGATAGACTTTGAAACCTTAAGAATGGCCGTGTCGTCAGGCCGTGGTATCGGTAAGTCGGCGCTGGTAAGCTGGCTGACGATCTGGATGCTGACCACGCGAATCGGGTCAACGACCATCGTGTCGGCTAATTCGGAAGCGCAGCTCCGCAGCGTAACATGGGCCGAGATAACCAAGTGGTTAAGTATGTCGATCCAGAGTCACTGGTTTGAGGTCAGCGCCACAAGAGTGTTACCGGCCAAGTGGATTGCGGAACTGGTTGAGCGGGATCTAAAACTAGGCACCCGGTATTGGGGTGTAGAAGGGCGGTTGTGGAGTGCAGAAAATCCAGACGCGTATGCGGGTGTGCATAACTTCGCGGGTGTCATGTTGGTGTTCGATGAGGCGAGCGGAATTGATGATAGTATCTGGTCAGTTGCGGCAGGCTTTTTTACGGAAAATACCCCTAATCGCTTTTGGTTGTGCTTCAGCAACCCCCGTCGTAACTCTGGTTACTTTTATGAGTGTTTTAACTCCAAGCGAGACTTTTGGAGAAATAAAATTGTCGATGCCCGCTCCGTCGAAGGCACGGATAAGGCCGTCTACCAACAGATCATTGACGAGTATGGCCCCGACTCCAGCGCAGCGCACGTCGAAGTCTACGGTCAGTTCCCCAACGCCAGCGACGACCAATTCATCTCAAATTCGCTGGTCGACGAGGCAATGGAACGGCCCATTATCGCTGACCAAAGCGCCCCCATCGTGGTCGGAGTGGATCCAGCACGCTTTGGGGCCGACGCCACCGTTATAGCCATACGGCAGGGACGCGACATCATCGGCATACGGCGCTATCG